TGATTCGTACAAGTCACGTATTCCGGCTATGTTTTTTTCGTAATAACTTCTGTGCATACGGCGAGGAGCATCTGATGGAAATGCTTTTGGCAAGTCCTTTGAGACTTCGCGTTTGTCTTCTTTTTTACCTTCAAAGTTAATTTGTGCTGCAATACTCGCCATTCTAGAACTCCCCCAATTTCATTGCGTCCGACAGTTTAATGGCCCTCGAACCTACCTGTTTAGCCCATCTAGAATCCATCATCTCAAGTGATGCTATCTCGTAATTGCCATCGTAGATTGCAGCCCACATGTTCTTGAACTTGCACAATCTGGGAACCCCCATATTGTAAGCCATGTCCATTAGTATCAACTGTCTTACACTGTCTAAATCTTCAACGCACGGATGAACTCGACACAATTCGTTTTCGACTATGCGAATATCATTCATGGCAAGGTAACGAGCGTCGGCTTCGGTAATACCGTGTTCGTAAACTACATCCATGTTTGGAATGTCCATGTACTCCAGTTCTTCTTTAGTAATGCCTCTGTCTTTAAGGTTCCTACCTATTCCTATAGTGTCTATGCCCAGACTGTCTTCATACACAGTAAGCACCATGCCCTCATGGTGAATTAACTTATCTAGGAAATGTTCTGTTCTGTATTTCATTTGGCTTTACCCCAGCTAATTATTTCGTCTATGGTTCGTCCACATCCGATACACTTAACTCTTTCCTTATCTAACACACAGACTCCCTTACAGGGACTTTTTATTTTTTGTTCATCCATGCACTCATCCCCATGTACGCTCCGACGATACCCGCGCCAGATAAAAATATCAAGTCAGTAACTGCAGCAAGTCCATCCAACTTTTCAGGAGAACATAGAGGGGACGCTAAAAACAGTGCGTACAAACCCATAAATATTAGAGTATAACGAGCCATACGAAGTTGAGCTAAATCTTTTCTTAATTCTGTTTCTGTTTTTTTTATATCTTTAGCTTGTTCCAGTTCGTCGTCGGTAACTACCCCGTCGCCATCCATATCGTATTGGTTGTAGTCGCTCCCTGTTTCTAATGTCTTTTGCACTATTTCTTTCCAAACAGTTTTGTCGCTGAACGGACTCCAAAGCTTGCAGCAACAATAACGCCCAAGCTGTACTGGTACCATTCAGGCATTTGCTCCAATTGTTGAAATCCACGTGATACAATTTCTTCCATCCCCGGAATGAATGCTAAAATTAAGGGTATGCTAAACAAAATTACAAGCCATTCGTCTTTCCAGCTTGCTGCAGAAGCATCTGCCATTTTCAAATCCCAATCGATTTCTCCAGTGGCTTTTTTCTGCATTACGGTAGCTTCTGCTTTTGCGTAAGCAACCTTTGCTTCTGTTTTTGCTTTTGATGTTTCTACGGAACCTTTTAACCAAGTTCCTGCAAGTTCTGCTATAGGTCCAATAAGGGCTGTTAGCATTTCCACCTCTTTCGTGCTTGACGTAAACGACTGTTAGGGTCTTTGGCTGCTTTCGGAAACTTTTTCATCTGTCCGGCTGACCTTGCACAGTAAGCTTTGCGTCGTTTAGCTGCAGTGCTTCCCGGTTTTACTTTTCCTGTCACAGCAGTTTTTAATTTGCTTCCGGGGTTGGCTCTTCTATGAGCAGCTACACCTTTAGCTGTCATACCTGCACCAGACTTCGTAGGGCGATAATTCGCACCTTTACCTTTTGTGGTCTTAGGTATTGGTTTTTCTTTACGTCGCTTTGCCACGAGGTTTTTTCCTAGCTGTTTGTGCTGCACGTTTAAAGTTGGCTTTGCTTGGCGCACCCTTACTTCCGGGTCTACGCATAGTCTCCCCGCTACCAGCTTTTATTCTGCGTTTCTTAGCAGCTATGTTGGCATACAATCCGGGTTTAGCCATGATTATGCCTTAACTAACTTGTAGCCTTTTGACTTGGCTGCGCTGCGAATAGATGCAAGGGTCATAGCACCACCAGCTTTGCCGCCTTTAGCCATACCCTTTGACTTCATAGTTTTACCGCCACGCTTCATGCCTTTAGCTTTCATCTTGCCGCCACGAGCCATACCTTTGGCTTTCATTTTACCGCCTCGTGCCATGCCCTTACTCTTCATCATTTTCTTCATTTTCTGTCTCCGCATAAAGATTGTCGAATACCCGTGCTGTATCCTCTACATAGTTCGGGTCTTGTTTAGAATGATGGACCCACTGACTAGGAGTGAAATCCGGTGGGCCATCGCCCGTTACAAACCAAGCAGGGTTCGTTACCCTTACTCTGTTATTTGGCAGTGCAACCATGTTGCCTGTCCACTCACCAGCATCCATCAGTTCTAGCACGTGGCTTTGTTTGTGTTGGGCTGGGTCGTCTGCTACTTCGGTATCGGTGTAATCGATTGTGAAGTAATACTTTGCTGGATAAAACTCTCCGTCTATCTTTGCCAACCACGGACAGGGAGTTGCTCTGTTCAAAACAAACACCGAATGATGGTGTGATTGGCAGTCCCACGGCTGGGCGAGATAGGTGGGTATTGGTTCGGGCCACTCTTCTAGTGGTGTGTCCCCGACTAGGGCTGTCAAGGGCATTCTTGCCCACATCGCCCCACCATGTACGTTATTCTCTTCGTCTTCACATCCGGTAAATAAAACCTGAAAGGACAAGGTTTTCATCGGTAGTGTAGTAACCGCTATTACCATTGCGTGGAGAAACTCTCCCTGATAACGGTCAAAGTTGGTAGTGTATTCTCTACGTACCCACGCTTTAAAATAGGGTATGTTACTTGTGATATAATTCATAGGACATCTCCTTCGATGTCACTATGCCTTATACTTTGCTTTTCGTCCACTACTTCTTTTTCTTCCTGAAGCAGTGACGGACCAGTTTACTCTACCCGGTCCTGTCTTTTTAGCTGCTTCTTTTTTGCTTATACGTCCGGCAACTTTAGCAGGTCTACAAGCAGGGTATGGGCGTGAACCTTTTTCTTTACCAGAGCGACCACACTTCTTGCCAGTCTTTACATCCCGCCAGTCTTCTTTGAACCATTTAGTTAAGCCGCCCTTTGGTTTAGCCATGCCTACTTCTTCTTCTTAGCTTTACCGCCGTACATCATCTTATTCTTAGGCATGACCTTACCGCCGCCCATCATCTTTTTCTTAGTCGTGGCTTTACCGCCATACGCCATCTTCTTTTTAACTGCGCCGCCCCTTGCAAGTGCGCCTTCTTTTTGTTGACCGCCCATTTTTTTGACAGTTTTAGTAGTAGCAGACTTAAACGTTTTTATCTTATTACGGACATACCTATTTCGTCCTGCCATTGTGTTTATATTCCGAAGTCCTGACATTGCTTTTTTTTGAGCAGCCTCACTAGGAAGGCTTTTTATATACCTTGCAAACTGTGATTTTTCAGATTGGCTAAGTGCTTTTATATCCTTACCAGTACCCTCTGTAATGCCTTTTCCAAATGATTTTAATGCACCCATAGGGTTACTAATTATTTTTGATATTGGTCCATCTGCCATCGTTCTTCTCCAATTTATGCGTACGTCCCGCCACGCTTCTTATAGGTTCTAACCAGCCAAGCATTTGCGTATGCGCTTGGATATACTTTAAATTTACGTTTAGCCTCTGCCTTTACCCGCGAATACAATGCTGCGTTTTTTGGCTTTGGGCTTTTTGATTTCTTAGCTGCCATCACTTACCCCAATGTTTAGCTAGATAGTTTTGTACAAGAGTAGATTTCAATGCCATAGACTCATCTTTTTCTTTTACAAACTTGGCGTTTATCTCAAATAGGTTTTTAAGAATGTAACTCTGTTCGTAGGATACGTTACTAGACATCCATCCTATTATTGCTTTTCGTGTACCTTTAGTTATTGGCTTTACACCGTGGGCGTAGATAATAGGAAATACAAGTAACTGTCCTTTTCCTACAGTGTAACTTATTTCACCAATCTCGTTCTCTAATACAAACTCTCCACCCTCGTAGTCGTCTGTAAGACCTAGTGAAAAACCGTAGTCAAAGTATACGTTGCTACTTTTAGGTGAGGCACGAAACAAGTCGATATGCTTGTTGTAAAATCCGTCCTTCTTATACTCATTATAAAAGTTCACTGATATTTTATTTGGGCAGATTACAGAGTCTACATAAATATTGTTGTACAGTCTTGTTGTTATGAGTTGCCTGACTTCTGGTGTCATGTCTGGCGATTCTGTATTCTGTTTTAATTTTTCACCATCGTTTCGAGGTTGTGTCTTTGCCCCATCCTCTTTGGTTCCCCAATTATCTAAACAGTATTGTACTTCGTTTTCTTGTAAAAGTTGTAATAACATGGTATATCTCCCGGCAATGTTAGCTGCTTATATCATACTTTCGCCGGGTTGTAAAGGGGGCAAGAGTTACCCTGCCCCCAATAGTATTATGTTCCAGTAGAAACTGTAGCAGATTCTACAGGGTTCTTGGAGATATCCGCAAGAACTACGTGAATGCGGAAACGCAATGCAGATTCACCAGTAGAGCCGCCATCAAGAATGAGAGCGTCAATAGTGTCTGCAGAGGTTAGGATACGGGCGTTAGACCCTGATGCACCTACTGCAGCCTCTAGGAACGGAGTGAAACCTGCAGCGCAAACAGAACCGTCAACAAAACAGTCTACATCACCGCCAGTAAAACCCACGTCCAGAGTAATCTGTCCGTTACCACGTGCTTCCAAAACTTCCAAAGCACCAGCAACAATCATGGTATCTGCAGGAACGTCAATCAACTGAACAACGTCACCCCCTGTACCACCATCAGCGGTGTCGTGGACTTGAGAAGTCATCACGTAAGGTCGTGCAATGTTGGACGGATGTCCAGCAGTTCCACCATTAGGAGTTCTATCAATAGTAGCCATTAGTCAGCCCCCCTTACGCAAAGTCTACAACGCCGCGAACGATTGCTTCTTGGCGAAGTACTTTTTGCCCAAAAACATGCAGTCCACGAATAACGTCGGAGAACGATTCAGTTGAACGAACCACTTCTGTCTTTGCAATGTGCGAAGCAGTAGAGGTGGATGACATATGCCCTGCAAGAACAACGTTCTCTGAACCATCAGTTGCGAGGGTT